TGGGAAAACTACATAAAAACAGGAAAAGTTAAAGGTTTTTCAATAGAAGGCTATTTTGCAGACAAATTAGAAAGACCTAATGAGCCAAATAAGCTTTCAGATTGTGGATGTGATAAAAAATTAGCAGAATGTATATGTAAGGATGAAGAAATTCAAAAAATAGAAGAAGAAGAAGCAAAAGAACTATTAAGTGCAGTTAGAGCAATCATAAAGCAAGATAAAAGATATAAATATGGTAAAAGAACAGAACTAGAAACATATAATGATTATCCAGATTCAGTAGCTAATAATGCTAAAAGAGGAATAGAGCTAAATAAAAAAGTAAACAATAGATGTGCTACTCAAGTAGGTAAAGTAAGAGCTCAACAATTAGCAAGAAAAGAAAAAGTAAGTGTAGAAACTATAAAAAGAATGTATAGTTATCTATCAAGAGCAGAAGAGTATTACAAAACAGGAGATACAGAGGCTTGCGGATATATATCTTATTTATTATGGGGTGGTAAATCAGCAAAGTCATGGGCAGAGAGTAAATTAAGAAGTTTAGATGCGATATAAAAGACATTATAATGTTCCTAGCTCAAATAAAAGAGCTTGTTTATGTAGAGATGGTACATATTCTAGGTCTTGTTGCGATTCAGAAGATTATTTCGCACAAGGTATAGGAAGTATTACAGGACCAATAGGATTTTTGTTACAAGAAAATGGGGACTTTATATTACAAGAAGATAATAGTAAAATAGAATTATAATTTAGATAAAATGGCAGACAAAAAAATATCACAATTAAACGCAGCTACCGCATTACAAGGGACAGAAAAATTTCCAATAGTACAAAGCGGTGAAACTAAATATACTACATACAGTAATATTATAGATTATTATCACGCTACAAATTTAACAGTTTCAGATGGTCAAACAGTTGATTTAAATGATTCAAGTTATGATAATACAAGGCTTATTAAATTAACTTGGTCAGGAGGTTCTGGTAATATGGTTTTAAACCTGCCAGATGCAACAACTACTGAAAGTTTAAGTAGAGTTATAAGGTTTGTTTCCAATGGAGGTTTTAATACAAATACAAGAGTGCGTTTAACTCCTGCTTCAGGTCAAACTTTAGATGGTAGCACAAACTACTATGAAATAAACAAAACTTATGAAGGTTTATCTATTTGGTGTGATGGAACAGAATGGTTTATAATTCAGAAAAAAGCATAAAAATATAACAAACAGAAATTAATTTAATTGTAATACTATGAAAGCAACAGAAATGTTAAAACAAGTAAAAGACCTACTTGGCATGGAAGCTAAAGAGGAAGTTGTACTTTCTGAAGAAGTAGTAGAAGAAACAGTTGAATCTACAGAGGATACTCAAGTAGAATTAACTGAAGAAACTACAGATACTACAGAAGCTACAGAAGAAACTTTATCTGAAGAGTCAGTAGAAGAAAAAGTAGAGCTTGCAACTATGCAGCTTGAAAATGGTACAACTGTAGAGGCAGAAGCTTTCGAAGCTGGTAATGAAATTTTTATCGTTACTGAAGACGAAAGAGTTGCACTACCAGTTGGGACTTATACACTTGAAGATTCTACAGAATTAGTTGTAGAAGAAGAAGGTATAATTGCTTCTATAGGAGCAGCTGAAACTGAAGAAACTGAAGAAGTGGAAGCAGCAGCAGAATATGTAACTAAAGAAGAATTAGCTGAAGTAAAAAAAGCTATTGAAGACATTGTTACTATGATCGAAGAACTTGGTTATGGTAAAAAAGAAGAAGAAATGTCTTCTAAAGAATCAAAAGAAAATTTATCTCAAGTAGAAAAGGTTAAACACAATCCAGAGTCTAAAGAAAAAACAGAAATGAATCTTTATGCTCAAAAAAGACCTTTAGGAACTTTAGATAGAGTAATGCAAACAATCTCAAATTTTAATTAATATTAATAAAAATGGCAAATAGTACAGTAACCCCAATTACGAGCACATATTCCGGTGAATTTGCCGGTAAGTACGTCTCGGCTGCTTTATTAAGCGGAAATACACTATCACAAAACTTAATTACAATTAAGCCTAATGTGAAATACAAAGAAGTAATGAAAAAAGTTGCTTCTACAAGTATTGTTAAAAACGGTGCATGTGACTTTTCTGGTCAGGCAGACGTTTTAACTTTAACAGAAAGAATATTACAACCAGAAGAATTCCAAGTGAATTTAGAGCTTTGTAAAAAAGACTACGTTCAAGACTGGGAAGCAGTTCAAATGGGATATTCAGCAATCAACCAAGAATTACCTCCATCATTCTCTGATTTCTTAATCGGACACGTATCAGCTAAAGTTGCTGAAAAAATGGAGCAAAACATCTGGGCTGGAACTAACGCAACCGACGGAGAGTTCGACGGTTTCGTAACTACATTAACAGCAGATGGTGATGTAAATGATGTAACAGGTACTGCAAGTACAGCTGGAAACATTATAGAAGAATTAGGTAAAATTGCTGATGCAATTCCAAACGCAGTATACGGTGCAGAAGATATGACTATCTATTTACCTTCTAACATGTACAGAAACTACGTAAGAGCATTAGGTGGATTTGGTTCTGCTGGATTAGGTGCTGCAGGTACTAACAACCAAGGTACACAATGGTACAATATGGGTTCTGGTCTTCAGTTTGATGGTATTTCAGTTGTTCTTGCACAAGGTTTAGCAAGTAACCAAGCTGTAGCAGCTGAAAAATCTAACTTATTCTTTGGTACAGGTTTATTATCTGACCACAACGAAGTAAAAGTATTAGATATGGCTGATTTAGATGGTTCTCAAAACGTAAGAATCGTTATGAGATTTACTGCTGGTATTCAGCATGCTATCGGTGGCGATATAGTATTATACGCAACTGCGTAAGTAAAAATTGTATAACAAATAAAGAAGGGTAGGTGGTGTATTCTACCACCCTTTTTTTTTAAAATTTAATAAATATGGCTTGTGATTTAACTAAAGGAAGAATTGAACCTTGTAAAGATGTAGTAGGTGGTATTAAGAATGTATATTTCATTGATTTCGGTGATATAACTATTGCTTATGATTCTACTAATACAGATTTAGTTGAAGATTTAGGTGCTGTAACAGCATACAAATACGAACTAAAAGGTAATTCTTCATTCGAACAAACAGTAAATGCTTCAAGAGAGAACGGTACAGTTTTCTATGAGCAAACATTAAACCTTACATTAAAAAAACTATCAATAGCAGATAACAAAGAATTAAAATTATTAGCCTATGGTAGACCACACGTAGTTGTACAAGACTATAATGGCAACGCATTTTTAATGGGAGCTTTAAATGGTGCAGATGTTTCAGGAGGAACAATTGTTACAGGAGCAGCAATGGGAGACCTTTCAGGATATACATTGACTTTTACAGGTCAAGAAAAAACTCCTGCTAACTTCCTAGAAGGTGCAACTGATGCAGATCCATTCGCTGGATTAACATCAACAGTAACTGTAACATCAGGAAGCGACTTTTAATAATCCTTAAACAGTAAGAAAAGAAGGAGGCATTTTGCCTCTTTTTTTTTTGTTTAATACTTAACAAAAAAGGAATTATTTTATTGTAATAATATGATAATATTACAGAACACAGCAAGTTCTCAAACGATTAATTTTATTCCAAGAGAATATGAGGCATCTGAAAGTAACATTTATAATATATCAATTGTAAATGAGACGACAAATAAATCAGTATATAATCAGGATACTAATTCATTTACTTTAAATGATTATTATTATCAATATTCAGGTACTTTTACTTTAGTAGAAGATACTTTTTATATATTGACTATTAAAAAAAGCGGAAATGTTATTTATAAAGATAAAATATTTTGTACTAATCAAACTGTATCTAGTTATTCAGTTAATAACAATGAATACACTCCGCAAGAAACAACAAATGAATTTATAGTATTATAATATGGACAATTTACATATAGTTAATTTATCAGAATACAATAGACCTAAAATAACAGAGGATAAAAGAAAAGATTGGGTAACATATGGTGAAAACAATGATTATTATTCTTATTTAATAAGGTTATTTATTGATTCTGCAACTAACAATGCAATTATTCAAGGAATATCGCAATTAATATACGGAAAAGGTATAGATGCTACAGATAGCTCTAAAAAGCCTGATGAATATGCAGCAATGAAATCTATTTTCGCAGATAGCTGTTTAAGAAAAGTTATTTTAGATTTAAAACTATTAGGAGAAGGAAGTTTTCAAATTTTATATCAAGACGGAAGAGTAATTAAAGCAGAACATTTTCCAAGACAAACATTAAGAGCTGAAAAGTGTAATGATGACGGAGAGATTGAAGCTTATTATTATTACCATGATTGGAGCAAGATAAAACCTAATAGCAAACCTAAAAGAATAGCAGCATTTGGATTTGGTAATGGTAAAGAACCAGAAATTAAAATTGTAAAAAGATATGTAAGTGGATATGACTATTATTGTCCAGTAGATTATCAAGGAGCTTTAGCTTATGCTGAATTAGAGTCCGAGATTGCTGATTACTTAATCAATGATGTACAGAATGGATTTTCTGGTACTAAAGTAGTAAACTTTAATAATGGTGTCCCAGATAGAGAAAAACAGCTTCAAGTTAAGAATGATGTAATGAGCAAGCTTACAGGAGCAAGAGGAGAAAAAGTAATTATAGCATTTAACAATAACGCAGAGAGCAAGACAACAATAGATGACGTTCCATTAAATGACGCACCAGCTCATTACGAATATCTATCTAATGAATGTTCTAAAAAACTAATAATAGGACACAGAGTAACATCTCCACTGCTTCTAGGTATTAGAACAGAAAATAATGGATTAGGATCAAACGCTGACGAAATTAAAACAGCTTCTTTGTTATTTGATAATGTTACAATAAAACCTTATCAAGAGCTTATTATAGACTGTATGGATGCAGTCCTCGCAGTAAATGATATAAGCCTTAATTTATACTTTAAAACGCTTCAGCCGCTTGCTTTTATAGAAACAGACAACGCAGTTACAGATGAAGCAAGAGAAGAAGAAACAGGAGTAAAACTTTCAGAAGATAAACCAGAATTAACAGATGAAATGGGAGAAGACTTTTTAGCAGAGCTAGAAGGTGAAACAATGGAAGATTACGAGTTAATTGGTAAAAGACAATATTCAGAAGATAATGAAGATTTAGAAATATGGAAAGAAAAAGTAATCAATGGAGATGTAGAATTAGAATCTGTAAAGTCTAAACCTTCTGGAGAAAGTTATTTAGACAAAAGCGTATATAAAGTAAGATATGCTTATGAAGAAAAATATACAAGTGGCAACAGTAGAAAGTTTTGCAAAACAATGATGCAAAGAACAAGAAACGGAGTTGTATATAGATTAGAAGATATAGATAAAGCATCTAGAGCAGGAGTAAACAAATCGTTTGGTCATAAAGGTCAATCATATGATTTATTTAAGTTTAAAGGTGGACCTAACTGTGGACATTACTGGGAAGAAAGATTATATAAACTAAAAAAGAAAAAAGACGGAGAATATTATGAAGATAAATCTTTAGCGAGTAGTGAAGAAGTTGATAGCATTCCAAAGTCTTATAAACCAAGACCAGCAGGAAACAAACTAGCTCCAGTAGCTCCTAAAGATATGGACAATAACGGATATAAAAACCCTAGATAAACATGGCACAAGCATTATTAATTAGCAGAAAAGATATAGTTAAGTTTACAGCAATGAATGGTAATGTAGACACTGATAAATTTATTCAGTTTGTGAAAATTGCACAAGACATTCATATACAAAACTATTTAGGTACAGATCTATTAAACAAAATAGAGACTGATATATTAGCAAGTAGTTTATCTGGAAGTTATTTAACTCTAGTAACAGATTATGTAAAACCAATGCTAATACATTGGGCAATGGTTGAATATTTACCATTTGCTGCCTACACAGTAGCCAATAAAGGAGTTTACAAACATACAAGCGAAAATGCTTCTAACGTAGAAAAAGAAGAAATAGATTTCTTAATTGAAAAAGAAAGAAATTTAGCTCAATATTATACTGATAGATTTATAAGCTACATGAGTTTTAATAATGATAGCTTCCCTGAATATAACAGTAACTCTAACGAGGATGTATACCCAGACAAAGACGCAAGTTTTGAAGGATGGGTACTATAAAGAAAAAGTACAAGCCAAAAGGCTATAACATGGAAAGACTTAAAAATTATATTTTAAGCATAACAAAGAATAACAAAAAATTAAAAAACTTATTGTAATAATATGAGTTTCGGTTCAATATATGACGTATCATGGTGGGGAAATACAAATGAAGCAAATGGATGGGGTGCAATATACCCTTTTGATGCAGATGGTTCGTATTTTAGAGCAGATACAACGCTAGTATTAGCAGACACAACAGAATATACAGCAGATAAAACAGTATTTTAAAAGAGTTAAAAAATTATGGCACAACAAACGATAAATATAGGAACAACAGCAAATGACGGAACAGGAGACCCAATAAGAACCGCATTTGATAAATCAAACGATAACTTTACAGAATTATATAATGGTGCTGGAGGTGTAGCTGATGACGCAATTACATATGCAAAATTAGGCACAGAATTTACAACAGTTCAAGCATTAACAGGAACAACTGTAGATTGGTCAGCAGCAACAGTATTTACTAAAACAATAACAGGAACTGAAGCATTAACATTTAGTAATGTAGAAACAGGAAAGGTCATTGATTTAGTTTTAACAGGAGGAACAGCAGTTACTTTACCTGCATCAGTAAATCTAATATCAGGTACTTATGACCCTGCTGTATCTAATTTAATTCAAATAACAGCAACTAATGGCTCAACAGAACAGTGGGCAGTAATATCTAAACCAGCAGTATAATGAAAGCAGTAAATAATAACGGAATAATTACAACTTATCCAGATACACCACAACAATTTAAATCATCAACAGGGTTTCACTTAAACGCAAGAGGAATGACTGCGGATGAACTACGCAATGCAGGATTATTTGATGTAATCATAGATGAGAATTATGATTCAAGAATACACACACTTGGTGAAATATATTTCGATTCAGCTTCATCAGTATTCAGAAAAGATGCAGAAGATATTACTTGGAGTGAAACTTTAGCAGAATTAAAAGAAAGAAGAATAAACAACTTTAAAGGTCAAATAGGGAGCAAACTTGCAGCTACTGACTGGTATATAATTAGAAATGCAGACAATGGAACTGAAATACCTACAGATATAGCAGAAGCAAGACAAGCATTAAGAGACCAATCAGAAACAGTTGAATCAGAAATCAATGCACTTACTACTAAAAAGAAAGTAATGCAATATGATTTCCCTAATATAGATTAAATATGGCTGTAAATAAGAGATTATTACAGGGAGCTGCAGCAGCAGGAGGATTAGTACCATCAGAACACTTTGGAGTAGTATTATACGAAGGAGATGGTTCTTCATCACATTCTATTAACGGAGGTAAGTTTGGAGCAGGTGCTTATTTTGGTGGCAGTGGTAATATAAATACAGGTATAGATTTAGATAATTCAAGTGATTATACAATATCTCTTTGGCTAAATACATCTTCTACCGTTGGAGAATTTTTTATAGGAACAATAAATTCAGGAGCCACAGCAGGTATGTATGCTTTAACTCAAGCAAATAGGACAATTGTTTGGCAAGAAGTAGGTGGTAATGCTGTAACTACAACTGACACTTATACTTATAACACTTGGAATCATATAGTTTTAGTAAGAGATGGTGGTACTAATTATGTATATATTAATAATGGCACACCTGCTTCTGCTGCAAGTAGTTCTATCACGCACCCTGTTGATTTAACGATAGGTAAAGCTGGTGAATTTGCAGGAACATCACTTAACGGTAAAATAGACCAAGTTCGTATATTCCAAAAAGCTCTATCTTCATCAGAAGTTTCAACACTATATGCAGAAACAGCTTCTACAGTAGAATCATTAGACCCATTATCAGAAGATACAACAGACACACTACAAGTACTTGGAGATAGTTCTTGTATTGCTACTT